ACTGGTGCTACAGGTCCACAAGGTATCCAAGGTATTCAAGGTATTCAAGGTTCTGTAGGAGCAACTGGTGCTACAGGTCCTGCTGGACCAACTGGGCCAATGGGTCCACAAGGGCCTACAGGTCCACAAGGAACTGCAGCAAGTATTACAATTGGTACTGTTTCTTCTGGTGCTCCTGGAACAACTCCTATTGTTACCAACTCTGGCACTTCATCTAATGCAACATTTAACTTTGTACTTCCTGTAGGTGCAACTGGCGCAACGGGTGCTACAGGTGCTACAGGCCCTTCTGGAGTAATCTCCGTCTCTTCACCTATTACCAACTCAGGAACGTCTACAAGCGCCGTTCTAGGGCTTGATTCGGCCACTTTATTTACCTCTCCTGCCCTTACTGGTACTCCTACAGCGCCTACTGCTACTGCTGGTACAAGCAGTACTCAAATTGCTACTACTGCATTCGTAGGAACAGCAGTATCTGATCTTGTAAATTCTGCTCCTGCAGCCCTTGATACTCTCAATGAACTTGCTGCTGCTTTAGGCAATGATGCTAACTTTGCTACCACAGTAACTAACTCACTTGCCAATAAAGTGTCTACACTTGGCAATAGCACTATTGTTCCAAGCACAACTTCTACTGTTGGTTTAACTGTTAGTGCAACATCTGGACAAACCGCAAATCTTCAGGAATGGCGAAATTCTAGTAATACTGTTATAGGAAGAGTTACAAAAGATGGTGTATTAGCAGTTGGCAGTTCAACTATTGCACCTGGAATAATTAGTGCAGTAGCCTTTAGTGCAGGACAAAATCCTATTGTAGTTCAAGGTGCATCTGGACAAACAGGAGATTTACAAATTTGGCGCAATAGTGCTGGTACGGTACTTGCTAAGATTGATGCTAGCGGTAATTTAACAGTTGGTAATACAACTGGAACAATTCAAATTACTTCAAGTGGTACTAGTGGAGCGTATCCTACAAGCGGCGCTGGTATTGAACTTATTGCTGGAAGCGCGGCTGCTACAGATACAATAATTGCTTACAATCGTGGAACATCAACTTTTAGAACTTTAGTATTTCAAACTGCTAATGCTCAATTCAAATCAGTTTATGCGTCAAATACACCAATTACTGTTCAAGGATATTCAGGACAAACTGCTAATCTTCAAGAATGGCAAAATAGTAGCGGTACGGTACTTACTAAAATAGATTCTGCAGGAAAATTAATTATTGGTAATCCATCTTCAACCCCGTCAGGTTATTATATCGATGTTCGTGATACTGGCGCATATCCAACAATAAGCGTTGGTCAAACAAATCAAAATAGAAATATTGGAATGACCTGGCAAGTTACAGAACAAACTGGTGCAATTCAAACTAATTCAAATGCTTATGCAATTGTTATGGGTAATAATTATATTTATGTAAGCGGTTCAGGAAATAATGGAATTGTTGGCATTAATAATACTGGTTTATCTGCACAATTGGCTATTACAAATGCTGTTACTACAAATGCGGGCTTAATAGTCAAAGCCGCAGCCTCCCAAACCGCCAGCCTTACAGAATGGCAGGATAGTGCTGGTACTGTACTTGCAAGTATTGGTTCTGGAGGATTTGGTTTATTTGGAGCAAATTTTCAGATAAATGGAGATTTACGTGTAGGACCAAACAATCTTGCAAAAATTACATCTATTATTGATTCAGCAACAAAAATTGGTTTAGCTGTTCGTGGCGCAGCCTCCCAAACCGCCGACTTACAACAATGGCAAAATAGTAGTGGAACTGCACTTACCTACGTAGCAGCTAATGGAACAATTACTACTCCAGGTATAATATCTGGGGCTAACGGACTACGTAGTAATGCTGCCATGTCAGTTCAACTTCCAGTATTTACTGATAGTGCTCAACTTGCAGTTAGCACTAATGGAGCAGGATATAAAGGTATATTAGTCCGTGGCGTTGCCTCACAAACAGCAAACCTGCAAGAGTGGCAAAATAGTTCTGGCACAATTTTAGCAAATATCACTGCTACTGGTTCATTAGATTTAAGACCAGTAAATTTTGCTGCTAACGTTTCTGGTGGTATTACATTTACAGATAACTCAAACACTTGGACTGTTGGTTCTGTCCGACTTAGGTCAGATGGTTCTGGCAATCCAAGACTTTCTATGCAAGCACCACAAAGCGCAGTTGAAACTTTATCATTAGTCGGAAATGGCGTTGGTATCAGAACTATTACACCAAGTGGCACATTCCACGTCTCAACTGGTGCGGTTGGCAATATTGGAGTAATAGTTCAAGGTATTGCGTCACAATCCGCCAACCTACAAGAGTGGCAAAATAGTGCTGGTACTGTACTGGCTAACATAACTAGTGCAGGGTACATAAACATAGGTCGCAGCACAACATTAGGTTCTGCTGCTATAACAGTTCAAAACGCCCCAGTCTTTACTGCGTATCATACAAATAATACAACAACACCTACTACAGCGGCTATTTTCATTCGTGGAAACACCACTGGTAATATAATGTATTTGAATGCTGTTGGTGATGGAGCAAATGGAGTTGCCGCTTTAACTTTTGGCAACATTTCAAATACTGAAGTATTTAGGATTGGCTATTCAGGAGATATAAAAAATACACTTCAATCACCTTCTTCAGTTGGTTTCATTGTTAAAGGCGCTGCATCTCAATCCGCTAACCTTCAAGAGTGGCAGAATAGTGCTGGTAGTGTACTTGCTGCGGTAACTAAGGATGCTTGGCTAGAACTTGGTTCATCTACAGCACCTGCTGCTAACTCAGGAGTTGGTGGATATCTTTACGTAGAATCTGGAGCCCTAAAATATCGTGGTTCTTCAGGCACAGTAACAACCATCGCAAACGCATAATAGATGCTATAATCAAATGTCCAGTTCCGAGGGGGCTGGGTTTCAACCTATAGGAGAAAATATAAATGGCAATCGACTACTCATCATTGCTTTCAGACGAGCAAAAGAAGTCAATCCTTGACCAGCGACTAACTCAGTTTGCTGCAGAGGCATATCAGCACGAAATTAACAAAAAAGTAGCAGCAGATACTGGTAACACCGAAGGTGTTAAATCTGCAGAAGAAGCGCTTTCTGTTCTTGAAACAGCAATTTCAGCACATCAATCTGAACTTGCAAAGATTCCTGCTGAAAAATCAGAATAAATAGTAACTAAAGATTTGTTAATTTAAGGAGAAAAATGGCAGCAACATTTAAAGACTTGGTAGATGACGTTCGTTCTAATCTAGCAGGTTATACTATGCGACAAGACCGCATGACTTATTTAGCAAATCCTAGTGGTATTACTACAACAACATTAGAAATTCAAACAGGTTCTTCTGCAAACCTTGCTAAAGGTATTATTGAAATTGATGACGAACTTATTTGGATTGATGAATTTAATAAAGTAAGTAATACAATGAGTGTGGCTCCTGGATTTGGTCGCGGATATCTTGCAACCAATCCAGCGCCACATGTTATTAATTCGGCAATTACTATTGCTCCTTCTTTTCCGCGTGTAACAATTAAAAAAGCAATTAACGATACAATTAATAGCCTGTTTCCTAAATTATGGACAGCAAAATCAACAACTTTTACATATAATCCGTCAGTTTTATCTTACGCATTACCAGATGATGCAGAAGATATATTATCGGTTTCTTATAGTACAATTGGCCCATCTAAAATATGGGCTCCAGTACGCAATTGGGGTATGGACCCTATGGCAAATGCCACAGCCTTTAATTCAACCAATACTATAACAATTCGTGATGCTATTCCTTCAGGTCGCACCGTACAAGTATGGTACACAACTATGCCCAATGCTTTAGAAAGCAATTACGATGATTTTGAAAATGTTACAGGACTCCCTGAGTCATCTAAAGATGTTGTGGTTTTAGGTGCTTGCTATCGTTTATTAACATTTATTGATGCAGGACGTATTAATTTGGCTTCTGCAGAAGCAGACACACAAGATACAAAGATACCTTTTTCTGCAAGTATGTCGTCATCAAAATATGTACTTGCATTATATAACCAACGCCTTAATGAAGAATCAGCAAAACTTAAGGGTAAGTATCCAGTTCGTATTCATTATACACACTAAAGGAATAAAATGGCAAAACAATACTCAAGTACCAGCGTACAAACTCAACTTGCATCTGCTATCTCTAGCACGGCAACATCTATGACAGTAAGTGCAAACACTGGCGCAACGCTACTTGGTGGTGTTACCTTGAATGCTGGAGACACATTTACCGTAGCAATTGACCCAGATACAATATACGAGGAAATTGTTTATATCACAGTTCGCTCAACTGATACTATGACAATTCAACGTCATCAGGCAGGAACATCTGCTGTGGCTCATAATGCAAGCGCTGTTGTTAAGCACGTATTAACAAGTGATGATTTGATTTATTTCCGTGACGGTGTTGTTAACGGAGTTACCTTAACTGGAACTCAAACTCTTACAAATAAGACCTTAACCGCTCCTATTATTTCTAGTGTTTTTAATACTGGAACTGTAACTTTTCCTACAACAACAGATACACTTGTAGGTCGTACTACAACAGATACTCTTACAAACAAGACAATTTTATCTGCTCGTGAAACTATCTCGGTATCTGCAACTGCTGCAACTGGAACAATTAACTTTGATGTAATAAATCAATCTATTCTTTATTATACTACAAATGCTACAGCAAACTGGACACTAAATATCCGCGGTAATAGTACTAATACGCTTAATAGTATTATGGCAATTGGTGAATCTATTACTGTTGTATTTATGGCTACGCAAGGTGCTACTGCATATTATGCAACATCATTTACAATTGATGGTGTTTCTGTAACGCCTAAATGGCAAAACGCTGTTGCTGCTGTCAATGGTAACGCATCATCAGTAGATGTATATTCTTATACAATTGTAAAAACTGCTTCTGCCACATACACAGTATTTGCATCTCAAACACGTTTTGCTTAAGGAGAATAAATGCCTTTAATATCTACAAGAGGTTCTGCTTCATCGCGTGGATTAGGTTTTCTTTCTAGTGAATATATTAATAATTCTGCTTATGGAACTCCAGTAGCAGGATATCACGTATGGTTAGACGCGGCACATGATGGTTCATTTACATATTCCTCTGGAAGTAACGTATCTCAATGGACAGACAGAAGCGGAAATGCTTTTGCTTTTACTAATGCTACCGCAGCAAATCAACCAATAAGAACTAGTCGCCTTAATGGTCGAAAAATTTTAACTTTTGATGGCGCTGGAGGTTCTACTAGTGATTGGCTGCAATCAACTGCTGCCGCATCAACTTGGAATTATTTGCATAATGGTAATGGAGCAACTGTATTTATAGTATTTAAAAATTCAGATGGTACTGGAGACCAAAATGCTCTAATGTCAACCGCTGGAGTTAGTGGTCCAGGATTTCATATTCAAACAAATGAAACTGTAACCCCTAATCAAATAACAGCAATGGTTCAGCCAAGCGCAGGAGTTGCTGGTTATTTGTACAATGAAAATAGAAACTTACTTAACAGCAGCGGATATAATGTATTAACAGTAGTATCTGACCCTAATAATGCTACGAACACTAATAAACTAATTCAATATCATGGGTTAGATGCTGGTTTAGGTGCTAGCTTTGTTTATAATTGGACTACATCCACATCTAATGCTTATCAAACTTTGCTTATTGGTGCATACTCTACTGGTTTAACAAATAGCACTTATAAATGGGGTGGAAATATAGCAGAAATTATTGTCTACCAATCTATTCTTTCTTCTACTGACCGTAATACTAATATTAATTATCTTAAGTCAAAGTGGGGTATCTAATGACATACGGTAGCGATATCACAATTGAAATTCCATATGCGTTATCCAATCCTGCTGCTGCCGCTTCTTATTCACAACAAGCAGAAGCATATGATATCTCAATTAATGGTCAACCATTCTTTATCTTTTCAACCGATGAAACTCCCTATCGTCGTAAGACTGCTCCGTATCGTAAAGACCAGTTTGATACATCCAAAGACCCTGGCGAACAGACATTAACTGGATGGTGGCTGCGTAGTCAATCTTCATTTCATTTAGGCTCTGGTATTAAATATTTTGAACCATCACAAGGCAATGCCATCGACTATCAATTTGCCGATTCTATTGGTATAGATGTATGGACAAAAGGCCAAGCAACCCTTTTGAATGACACTATTCAAGGACACGATATTACTACTGCTGTTAATGCTAATAAGCGCTGTAGTCAAATTATGCGTTCTATTGAGTGGTCAAACAACAAAGGTGTTTTGTTATTAGATGGAGAAGATTTAGATAAAATTACCACTACTGGTAATCCTATTCACTTTGTTGACTACAATGCAGGAGCAAGTGAACCAGTACAAGCAGTATGTGATGATGGTACTTATGCTTATTTTATTACCAATAACTTAGTTGGCGGTAATATGCGATTACATTTTTATAAAAAACCCTTGACTGGTGATTCTACAACTGGTCTTGCAACTACTTCAACCAATGGTGATTGTACTTTAATGTTTACTGAAACATCTACTACTGTCACTAATGCAGTAATGGAATTTGTTAAAGACCGTATTGTTGCTTGTATTAATAATAAAGTTTATGAAATTTCACCTGTTGCAACATCTCTTCCAACTCCAGTTTATACTAATCCTAATACAAACTATATCTATACCAGTATCTCTGCGTCTGGTCCTGCTATATATACCTCTGGATTTTCTGGAATATATTCTACTATTCAAAAATATACGTTAGTTACATCAACTGGTTTAATGCCTACTTTGAGTCAAGCCATGGTATCAGCAGAATTTCCTCCAGGAGAAATAGTACATAAAATATATTACTATCTTGGACGTATGATGATTGGAACTAATAAAGGTGCTCGTGCCGCTGATATAAATGACCAAGATGGTTCTATCTCTTATGGCCCATTAATATTTGAAACTACACAACCAGTATACGATTTTGCTGGCCGTGACCGTTTTGTATGGTGCGCTACTGGTGTGTCTACGTACGGAGGACTTATTCGTATTGATTTAGGTGCTACGGTTGAAGGAGAAACAGTTTCTGGTGGCTATGCAAATCAATTACGTTTTGCTTATGCTAATGATTTATATTATGAAGCAACTAATCATAATACCACGGCAGTCGCTTTTCTTGGTTCTGGAAACCAACTAGCATTTTGTACAGAAAAAAATGTATCTAATGGGTACGTCTATGTAGAAAATACTTCACAAAAAGTTGCATCTGGTTATATTAAAACTGGCCGTATTCGCTATAGCACACTTGAAGGAAAACTATTTAAATTCTTTAAGCCACGTATGGATAATAGTTATGGTGGGCTTGCGGTTAGCACTATTGATTCTAACAATACCGAGTACGCTATCTCTTTAATCCCCGAAGGTGATTTTCTATCTGAAGTAGGCATTTCCTATCCTACTGGAGAACAAGAGTCTTTGGCTTTTAAGATTACATTGTATCGTTATACGGTTGATTTGTCTAAAGGGCCTACCTTCTATGGTTATCAAATTCGTGCTTTACCTTCAGTACCACGTCAACGACTTATTGAGTATCCTTTGGCTTGTTATGATGTTGAGCAAGATAAATTTGGCGTTCAAGTAGGTTATGAAGGAAGTTCTGTGGCACGTTTGACAGCCTTAGAAGCATTAGAAAGTACAGGCGATAGTATCCGTGTAGATGATTTTAAAAACGGAGAATCTTATGTAGGTCTTATTGAAGATATTTTTTTCATAAATAAAACACCTAGTGATAAAAGATTTTCTGGATTTGGAGGAATCCTGACAGTTGTTATAAGGACCTTATAATGAATATTATGGATTGGGCAGGACTTGCGGTAGCAGTTCTCACAATTATTGGCGGTGGAGTTGCATCCGTTAGATTCTTGGTTAAACACTTTCTGTATGAACTTAAACCTAATGGTGGTGGTTCGCTAAAAGACAAAGTAAATCAACTAGAAGAAAAAGTAGACTTACTAACAGATTTGGTTAAGCAACTGGTAAGAAGGTAATATGGGGCAACGTGAAAACTTCTGCTATACCGCAGTTCAAGAAGTCGGGACTAAAGAGAAACCTGCTAACTCAAACAAAGTTAAATACAACAATAACAATGGTCAATTTTGGTGTGGTTATTTTGTTGATTGGGTAGCCAAACAAGTAGGGTTAAAGATACCTTCCTGTGTTTATACCCCTGCTGGGGTAGCAGGATTTCAGGGTAAGGGACAATGGTGGAATATAGCCACTAAAAAGCCTGAGTACGGGGATATCGTTTTCTTTGACTTCCCTGGAGGAGAGAAGGTAGACCACGTAGGTATCGTTATTGAAGTTCTTGATGACGGCACTATGATTTGCGTGGAAGGTAATACAACTGAAGATGGAAAGACTGGCTCACAGAGCAATGGTGGATGTGTAGCCAAAAAGGTTCGTGCCTATAAAGCCAACAATAGGCGCAAATTACCTGTATATGCAGTTGGCTTTGGACGACCTAAATGGAGTAAAAAATGAAAGCAATCAAGGATTTCTTCACGCCTAAGCGTGTAGCAGTATTAAAGTCCTACTTCCGTGGTGTCCTGGTATCAGCCTTGACCCTAATCTCATCTAATGCACTTGGCTTAGACCCAGTAATCTCAGCCGTACTAGCCTCTGTGGCTGGCCCTGCGGCTAAAGCACTAGATAAGCAAGAGCCAGAGTTCGGCGTAGGCTCCCCAGAATAGCCCTTTAAAGGCCTCCAAACGCCTTTTTTAGACACTTTGACCCCCTGCCTAAGGTAATCACCCTAGGAGGGGGTCTTTTAGTGCTTTTTGTAGTGTTTCGCTATTTAGTTGTTAACCGATTTCAGAGGAGAGCGACGGGTGCGACGTGGCTCCTCCTGTGAATCAGACTTGATATCGCTGATAGTCTTTTCGATTTCCTCGAATAGGCTATTCATCTTTGAGCGGTGGTTGCGGTATTGCAGGTAACCAATCAAGGTATTGATTACCTTGTAGGTTAGAAGTGACGCAAGTATGCTTAGGTATAGTTCCAGGTTCATTTATCCTCCAGTTTTGTAGAAGCCAGGTGCATTAAATACTACACCAGGAGTTGAGTACACGCGTCGTGTTTTGCCTCCGCAGAGGTCACAATTTGGCGGTACAATGTCCTCGTTTATCGAGAACATCATCTCTTGGCTTGTCTTGCAATTATCGCAGACAAATTCGTAATTAGGCATCCAACCCTCCTTAGTGGGTGTATAGTACCACATACGGGCAACCGTGGGGCGGAAACCTCAAACGACGGACGACGGGTAAAACCTTAGTTTTAGTTTGGAATATCCCTTACCTACTCATTTTTTAAAATGGGGGGTAGGGGGGCGTATTCCTAAACTCTGGACTTAGGGTAAAATGTCCGACGAACCCGATAGGGTTCATGATATAGTTCTCCTATAACTTTAAGGAGACCTGATGGAAATCAGAAATACAGACATCCCATTAGAATGCCACATATGTACTGTTGAAGGCAGAGAAGTCTGCGAGTGCAAAGATACGATTGAATGTCGTTCATGTGGTGAAACAGTAAATACCGAGGATACTTTCCAAGGCCGTTGCGATGCTTGCGAAGATAAGCAGATGGTGCAGGGTATACGATGAATAAATTACCTGAACATATTTCATACTCGTCATTCAACACTTATCAAGAGTGTGGATACAAGTACAAGTTAACCAAAATGTACGATGTACCTGAACCGCATGCTATGTGGTTTACTGGTGGTACTGCTGTTCACTTGGCTACTGAACTATACGACCAAAAAGAATCTCTATCTATGGATTCAGGCTACCTTGATTCTGTATGGAATGAGGCTTGGTTTAAGACCATCGAAGAAGATGAAGCCCTGCATGGAGATATGAACTCATGGACTTACAAGGGTCGTGAAGATGTATCTTGGTGGTATGGAGAAGGTCGTTGGATGTTCGAGCGTTGGGCTGAATTTCGTAACGCTGGATGGACACCATACAAAGATTTTATCGAGAAGAAGTACGAAGTACCTATCGAAGATTCGGTAGTCAAGATGGCTATTGACCGCGTGATGGTCGACTATGATGGTAATCTTGTCCTGCTAGATATCAAGACTGGTGCTTCATCACAACGCCACCCACTTCAACTAGCCGTGTACGCATGGGCTTTGAAGAAGGATGGTGTGATAGTAGACAAGGCTGGGTTCTGGGATGCTCGTAGTGGTAGCATCTCAACCTGGAACCTTGACCACTTGCATACCGAGCGCATCGAGGATATATTTAATGCCTTCGATAAGGCACGAAAAGCAGACATCTTCCTGCCAAATTTGAACAACTGTGGCAGATGTGGTGTATTATCGTATTGCAAATACCTAAACGGACAGAATGCAATAGAGGAGAAATAAATGGCTGGAAACTTCCAAGTCAGTAGCAAACTCAATGACGGCAGAATATTCGTCATTGCAGGTGAGACCTATGAGGAGTTCAAGAAGAACTTGAATTCTGCAGTAGGTGAAGTTGATGGAGATAAAATCATAGATACTATGGCTGCATCTCTAGTTGGAGCGCCTATGTCTGCCCCAACACAAACTAATCCATACGAGAACCTAGATGCTGCGAGCGCAAGAATTGCTAACGCGTTTCCTGGTTCAAGTATCGTCAACCCTACACCACCAGGTGTAGCATCCGCTCCTTCAGGTCGTGAGTGTAAGCATGGCCCGATGACCAAGCGTGAAGGTTCAAGCGAGAAAGGCCCTTGGAAGGCATACATGTGTCCTACTCCAAAGGGAACGCCTGACCAATGCAAGGCAGACTTTATCAAGCGTGGAACACCTGAATGGAACAACTTCTAAAGTATGAGAACATTAGCCCGTGCAGTAGGCTCTAAGGATATCGGTGGCGAACCGCTACCTAGTATCTTTCGTGCCTTTGATGTAAACAAGGTCGTCATCCGTAGGTCGGAAGTGTCGATGATTGCTGGTACTCCTGGTGCTGGTAAGTCAACACTTGCACTTGCGATTGCTTTGCGTACCAAAGTACCAACACTTTACGTGAGTGCTGATACTAATGCGCATACAATGGCGATGCGTTTACTATCAATGATTACGGGCAAACCACAATCTGAAGCAGAACAAATGCTCTTACAGAACGTGGAAGAAACACGCAAAATAATAAATGAAAACTCAGGGCATATCTTTTGGTCTTTTGAATCAGCACCTTCGCTTGGTGATTTAGACCAAGAAGTATCTGCCTTCGAGGAGTTGTGGGGTTGCTCTCCTACATTAATCATAGTTGATAACCTGATGGATATCTCCAATGATGGCGCAGAAGAGTTCGCAGGAATGCGCTCCACAGTTAAAGAATTGAAGTACCTTGCAAGGGACACCAATGCTGCTGTCCTCGTACTTCACCATACCAAAGAGTCGTATGTGGGAAACCCATGCCAGCCCCGTTCCGCGTTGCAGGGCATGGTCGCACAGTTGCCTGCTTTGATATGCACAGTCGGCAGTAATGCCCCTGGTTATCTCGCGGTAGCACCAGTTAAGAATAGATACGGAAAAGCAGACGCCTCAGGCGATACGGCTTTTTGGTTGCAGTTTAATCCCGAGGTTATGGAAATCTCCGATATGCCCGAAAGGACATAATGGAAGAAATTCGTAATCTAAAACCTACATATGAATCGGCGATGGATATCCGTGGTGAACCCACCACAGTTTGTCCATGTGGGAGTTTTGTATGGCATCTTAAGGTATCATTCGCAGAGGATGGTACTATTGGGATGTATTTTCGAGATATGGAGTGTGCTGTTTGTGGAACGCAAGCAACCGCGCCAATTGAGGAGTAATCATGAAACGCCTATCAAGATGGGTATGGTCATCCGTAGCAACTCTATTAATCGCTACAACACCTCACGCCTTCGGAGCATCGCTTCCTGAAGAGCCTAGAGTGAAGGATGATGCTTGCCTAATTATCATGCCATCTATACCAAAGATGAAAGTCTTGGCAAAGAAGGAAGGTATGAAGCAAGCGCTAAAAGAGTGGGGTTCTCAACGAGAGTGGAACGCCCTCTATGACTTATGGATGAGAGAATCCAAGTGGGACTACACGGCAGATAATCCAAAATCTACTGCGTTTGGTATCCCACAGATACTCGACATGCCTACTGATACAAGTGTGTATGACCAAATTCAGTTGGGTATCAAATATATAAAGCATCGTTACGGCACTCCCACAAATGCCTTAGCGTTTCATAATAGAAATAACTGGTACTAATGTCCAGCAAAGCAAAGAGAAAAGGCTCGCAAGCAGAGCGTGATGTGGTAAGGTACTTGCAAGAATGGTGGCCTTATGCAGAGCGTAGACTTGCAGGAGCAACTGACGACAAGGGAGATGTTTCAGGAGTTCCAGGAGTCTGTATAGAAATCAAAGACCACTCCAAGATGGCTTTGGCAGGATGGATAGAGGAGATGATTCTTGAAACCAAGAATGCAAAAGCATGGACAGGTGTGGTCATTCACAAGCGCCGAGGTAAAGGTTCGCCTGCAGACTGGTATGCTTCTATGCCAGTATCCGTCTGGGTTGACCTACTAAGGAGAGCAACAGGTGAAATACGATAAGCCAAGTATCTTAGCGATTCTTGAGCATTATGGCGCTCGAGTTCCAACCCGAAAGGGTTGGTTCTCGATGCGTTGTCCGTTCCATGACGACAGACATAACTCAGCATCGGCTAACACAGATGAAAATGTTTTTTGTTGTTTTGCCTGCCAACTTAAGGGTGACGGGTATACACTTATCATGAAGAAAGAGGGGATTGGTTTTCGTGAAGCAATCAGCATCGCACAGAGAATCCTTAACTCGCGCGGCGAAGTTCTACCACAGCGCTCTAGGGCAAGCGGAGGACTACCTCGTAGAACGGGGGATATCTCTGAACGCAGCAACTCGAGCGGGCTTGGGCGTCGTGCTAGAGCCGATGACTGGTCATGAAAATTACGTCAATAGATTATCAATTCCATACGTTACTCGTAGTGGCGTAGTAGATTTAAGATTTCGTTCAATGGATGCTTCTGTTGAACCGAAGTATATGGGATTGCCTGGGGCAACAACCCATTTATTCAATGTTGGAGCCTTCTTTAGGGCTTCGTCTTATATCTGTATCTGCGAAGGTGAAATAGACACTATCACGCTAGATATGGTATGTAATATTCCTGCCGTGGGAGTGCCAGGAGTTAACAACTGGAAGAAGCACTATACAAGACTATTAGCAGACTTCGACAAAGTGTTTTTGTTTGCTGATGGCGATAATGCTGGGACAGAGTTTGGGAAATCTCTATCTCGTGAATTATCTAATCTTGTGGTAGTGCAGATGCCAGAGGGGGAAGATGTTAACTCTATGTACCGCTCCCATGGCACGGATTACTTCAAAGAAAAGATAGCGAGTGTTCAATGAAAGCATTTCTGCCTAGACCTGACGGCTATATTGAATGCCCCCAGGACTGTACTTTCAAGACCAAAGATATCTTTGAGTTGCTAGAGCATATGAATGTAGAGTATGCCTGGGCAGTTAAGATTGATAAGAAGTATTCGTTTGATATGTTTGAGTTTCTAGCCATGTTGAATGACCACATAGTGCATGGCGAATATGAAGAAGTCGGCAGACATATCCAAAGTGCTGCTACACTATTCATCAATGCAAGTAATGGGACAGTCGGTAAGTTCTTTGAGGAGACGATAGTGCAAGAACAATTGCCTCGTATGTTCAAGGAATTAGACCAAATTTTAGAGGAGAACGAATGAGGGACTTCCACGAACATCCATCATCAGATTATATTAAAGGCAAGATTATTGGGGATAAACCAAAAGCACAATTTCCTAAATATCCTTTGCCGATATCATCTGAAGACTTAAAGAAAACTTGGACTCAGTTTGATACTGATGTCTACAATATTGCTGATGAACTAGCAGAGTTGCTGATAAGCAAACAGCATGATTATGGCCCAACGAATATTTCACAAGCACCTGGCGGTGCATTGAACGGATTGCGTGTACGCATCCACGATAAGATTGCTCGTATCAATAACTTGATTGATTCGGGTAAAACCCCTGAACATGAGTCGCTGCAAGACTCGTTTAAGGACTTAGCAAACTATGCCATCATCGCATTGATGGTAACTAGAGGAAAGTGGCCTGAAAAATGAAATTGATTGACTTATTGCGTAGCCTCCTTGCATGGCCGTTTATTGCTGTTGCTTGGGTATTCTACAAAGTATATGAATTCATTGACCCATACAAAGAGTGGGAACTAGAACGATTTCTAGACTTCATGATTATCGAAGATGAAGATGATGATTGGGATTGCTGCTAATGAAAATCTTTGGCCCTTACAAGGGAAGTAAGCAGAATGGTGGCAGACCCATCTACGTTATCAAACGAAAGAAGAAAGATGGAACTACTGAGACTACTTCGACAAATAAAGCACGCTTGGATTATAAGCGGGCAACTGGAAAAAAATTGTCTAGAAGTACGGATGTTGACCACAAAGACAATGGTGGACGGGCAGGTAAAGACGGAATTAGTAACCTTCAAACCATGAGCCATAAAAAGAACGTGGCCAAAGAGAACAAGAGACGAGCGAAGAAGAAATGAAGCGCGTAGTAGTCCTATCAGACATACAAGCACCAAGTCACGATGGTAGGGCTATTAGCGCTCTCCAGGAATTCGTAGCCGATTTTGAACCCGATGAGATTTACTGCGTAGGTGACGAAGCAGATAGTCCTGAACCATCTCGTTGGAATAAGGGTCGTGCAGGTGAGTATGCACGCACACTTCAATCAGGTTTAGACAAGACAGCAAACATCATGCAAGGCTTCAAGGAAGCACTTGGTGATAAGCCATTCCATGTTATGAGGAGTAATCATGGCGACAGAATATCAAATTACATCGACAGGTATGCTCCCGCTCTTGCTTCGTTACGTGAATTGGAATATGAAAGATTGCTCCGATACGATGAAAACGATATCAAGTTTCATGACCGAATCTGGTCATTTGCACCAGGATGGGCGCTTGCCCACGGAGATGAGGGAAACCTTATTCAAACTTCGGGAGGAACTGCACTCTCTCTCGCAAAGCGTATTGGATTATCTGTTGTATGTGGACATACACATCGACAAGGTATCCAACATAGCCACACAGGATACAACGGAAGGGTCAACCAAAGACTCTTCGGTGTAGAAGTTGGTCACTTGATGGATTTGAATAAAGCAGATTACCTAAAGACTGGTGGTGCTAACTGGCAGCAAGGCTTTGGTATTCTGTATATCAGACGTACAAATGTAACTCCAGTCACAGTACCTATTGTAGGTCGTTCTTTCACGGTAGAAGGTGAGACCTACGCGTGGTAGATGTAGACAAGTACGAAAACCTAGTAGCAGGTATTGCGTATGAGTTCTCGAGAAAATATCAGATGGTCGACGCAAGTGACGTTCGCCAAGAGTTATGGGTTTGGTTTCTGGAACACCCTAACAAAGTGCGCGTGTGGGAATCACTCGACAGTAAGCAAAGTACCAAACTTATTGCGCGCTCGCTTCGTAACACGGCTAAGGACTTTTGCCAAAGGGAAAAAGCCAAGACCTCGGGTTATCATGTAACTGATAATCATTACTACGATAAAGCAGTTATAGAAGAAATTTTACCTGCTGTACTTCGTGGTGATACACAGGGGCCTGTGCTACTTAACTTAGGCTTCACAAAGAACAAGCAGGTGGCATCCGAAGGTGGTAACTGGTTGGCGATGAAGGCCGACGTTGAACGGGGTGTCGATAAGTTACCACTTGAACAGAAGAGCATTATCTACCTACGCTTCGGCGACGGATGCAATAGCAACGATGAGTTGGGTAAGGAACTGGGCATCTCAGAAGATGCTGCTCGTATGCGTGTTAATCGTGCATTAAACAATCTATTAAATTTCCTTGGTGGTCGTAAGCCAATCAGGGAACGGGACTACACAGAGGAAGAAATCAATGGAGCAGGAAACGATGGAGCCGAACTCGATACAGATAGTATACGAGAACTTGGAGAAGAAACTGAATGATGGAGAGTGGCTTAAAACTCAAGACCCTGAGTTTATTAATACTCTGAAGCAACTAAATCTCATAACTCAAAATCTATCTGCACAGATTTATATCTTCATAGACCTGTTCCAGCAGTATGTTGCTGCTATGTACCAGTCTCCTCTATTTAATGTGGGGACGGCTCCGTCTGATGATGGCGTAACGGCAACGTCTCCAACACAAACTTTTCCGCCCGCCAACCGCGAGCAGCGCAGGTCGCAGGCGAAGCAAGATAAGAAGTTGCTAGTGCCTGAGAAGAAGTTAATTGTACCATGATATGCGAACCTTGTAGGGAAGCAGGCAGATTAAACCAAGCAGGATTAGCGCCGTATGCGTATCGTCAGCATCGTAAATGTGAAGGTGATTGCCCTTGCCAGCATAAGATAGGTGAAGGTCATGTACGATTATCGTACACTCAAGGCATAAAAAAAGACCCCCATCGGTGACTACTCCGACAGGGGTCTTATGCAAGTAGAAAAAGGAATTAAACTACTTGCTATCTGATAAAACTTTTGTGGTTTGGCACCACACAACGCTAGAATTATTACAATTACAAGTTGGGTCTTTGTAATGTATACCCTTAGATACTACTTCAATGGAAGCATCACAATTAGTGCAGACATACCAATATGAATTCCATTTTTCTTTCATAAATAACCTTTCTAATTGGTGAGCAGTTTAGACACTTGCTCAGGTGTTGTACGATTATCGTACGCTAGTGAAGGGTTGGGAAGAATAGGCGTTGAACTCTGGCATTAGCAAGGCGTGAGCCGTGTTGTAACGCTTCTTCTTTAGAGTTAAAGCCACCATAAGCAATATCTTTACCGCTTACATGGACAATAACTATCCAACCATTAGGCATCATGCTGTCTGAATATAGACTATCGTCTAAGTAGACAGGCATAGGTTCGGTACTCACTAAAGTACCTTCACCCAAGACATAGTAGTGCGCAATAAGTGGTCATAATCACCACTCATCGCTTCGTTTTGATACGCAGTAATTTCCTCGGTTGGAACATCATTGCGTTTCAATGCACTACTAACTTTTGCAATTATGGACATGGCGTTTCCGTCTTGTCCTACTAACTCAACTTCTATGTCGTATTTTGTAGACATTATTTCCTATCTGTACGATAATCGTACGCTTGTATTAAATGCTAATTGCTAAGGCAATTATAGCACCTGTGGATACTAAAGTCAAAAGAGATACCCATAAGATTAACAAGACCTGCTCTTTTAGACTATCTTTTAGATACTCAAATTCAGGGTCATTATTTATCATCTAGGAACTCCTTTGGTGTATTTAGAACGCTGAAAATGCTAAGGGTATCGTTCATAGCGGTAGGAACAATACCTAAGCGTTTCTGTTCTAGTTCTCTTTCATAATCATTCATGCCAGCCCATATGCCGAATAGTCCTGAATACTGCATAGCGTATTCTTTGCACTCCTGCCGTGCAGGACACTCGGCGCATATGGTACGAGCAAGTAAATCCTCCTTCGTTCGTTGTTTGGTTTTTCTGCTTCCGTATTCAGGAAACCACCACTCGGGGTCGTAGTGTTTACAGAGAGCATCGTTTACGAATACAGGTAAGTAATGTTCACTCATGCACTAGCCTCGCTATCAGGCGTGTACGATAATCGTACATCCATCATCACATCGCGAGCGCATGGATAACAATAGTAGCGTGGTGCAACATCTGAAGTTGGCACTTCAATGTCGCTATCACACTTCCAGCACTTCTCCTGCTTCCAGTTGGTTAGTTGGGTCATAAAGACCTTTCTCTATCGGGAATTGACCTGATAGTTGTCTGTACTCAATGGCTTTGAGTAAGTAGCGTTCGTAAGTAGGCTTATTGCCCTGCGCTAGCGCATCTAACGCTTGGCGCAGGAACAAGTCAGCCCTCTTGCCATAGTAATATGGCGTTGGTGGTACAACTTTGCGGTCAGGCATTAGAAGTTCCAACCACCTTGAGTTGTACCTTTACTACCTAAATAGTCTTTTAAGTTTTTGGAACTTTTATAGCATAGACAATTTTGGTAGTAAGTACCGCAATCAAAGCAAGAGCCGCACTCTTTGCAAGCCCCCATGTCGTAATAATGAAATGCATCATTTACAACATTACAATTCTCACAGATAATTACTTCATCTTCTTCGTCAATAGAAGTATAAGTATCTATGGATTTGAATACGCCTCTCTTTGCGGTAGGCGATGAGTAAGACAAGTAACCCCAGTCAAGATAGCAACTACCATTAGACCACCACACGCCAGCAGTATCTACCTCGCCCTTATCCTCGTGCAGGATATAGCATTGGTACTTGGCGCGTGGGTCAATGGTAAGTACGCATACCTTAGAGCCACTTGTGAAGTTCTCGATAACATTATACATCTGTTCGTTATCAAGAGCCGTAACGCCACCCATAGCAGGCAGAATATCCTCTGCAAAGATACGGGTATCGCTTCGGTGTTCACCTTTGGTTTCAATGGTAGGTAGTACGCCATTGTGACCAATGTAGGTGAGTTTGTCGTTACCGCCCAATCTAAATGGGTGGCAATTATCTATCGTCATGCTTCCATGAGTTGCGTATCTAGCGTGCCACATGGCATAGCCTTCGGGGAATTCCCCACGCAACTTAAGAAACCTGTTGATACTCTCATCAGCGTTCATGGTGCGCTCGCTGATAATTCTGTTCTTGCTTGGTACTGCTATCGCAAATCCGAAGCCGTGCGGATTATTGAGAGCAGAGTTTTCTAGTTTATCCCTAGAAGGTATTACATTAGGCGGTATAACGCATAACATACACATCGCTTTTCACTCTTTCTGTACGATAATCGTACGATTAATCGGATAGGTGTTCGTTGTTGAAGGTTCGGTTGATAATGGACATTAGGTTAGGATAAGTATCCTCATTGGCAACGACATAGGCAACGAACTTAGACCACGCTAAGGCGTTGTTTTTGGCATTGACCTTCAAGTCGCGTGTGTATTCCACCGCAGCGTGAACGAACTCCAGCGCAGAGCGCACTCGTGTTTCCTTGAGTGAACCCCTGAATACTCGTACCTCTAGGGTTGCATGGTTCTCAGTATTAACTGCAGCGTACCTGCCGTTACTCTGATACCCATTCTTGACCTTTGGTACAAGGCTACCCTTATCGTCAAACGATGAGTAGTTACTAGACCGACCAGCGATACGCTCTACTTGTCGTTGATTATCATAAATCAACTTCATAAAACGCAACTCATGTGCTTGTCTAGCGAGTACAACTTGTTTACGAGATACCTTTGTACGATTATCGTACGCAGGGTCAAACGCAGTACGAGATACATGAACATGAAGTCCACAGGTGCTTGTATTCCAAGACTTGTAACCTAATGTTTGCAACTCGCCAAGAAAGTACCATTGGAAGCCATTGTTGTAGGCTTCAAGCGTGTGTGGGTGTGTTACCACCTCAAAGCCTTCCTCAAGAGAACCATCGTCTTTCATATAGGCACGATGACCTAAGATACTTTGAACCTTTTCAGCAGTTTCAAATCTATCAGAGCCATGATTACCACACTCAACTTCTAATTCAAAGCCGAGATAGTATTGACCCTGCCCGAACATCTCGGGCGCAGGTTTGTAAGTGTAGTTATGGATAACGCCGTTGCTATTATCATCGTCATCATCAGGACAATCATGTCCCATATCAATATGGTAATAATCATCGCAACTATCGCAATAGTAGATAACATTATCATAACAACTTTCGCAATATCCTCTGCCGTTCCAAGACTTGATATCATAAGTCCAACCATCGCATCTCTCACAGCAGTTAACATCGTCGTTGGTATCTCTCTCCTTTTCAAAGCAATCGGTGCAGAAAGTATCGCTATCTATCTGCTCGGTGCTTGGATAGCGATATACCCTGTTCATATGCTCGTCAAAACCATAGAAAACAGAATACTGCCAACCAAATGAACTAACAGGTAAAAGTCCAGTACAATCACCTGCGCAGGTAGATGTTCTACGAACGCATCTGTGGTGAATGTAATGGCTTTCAACATCGCCGTTATCTAAGATGATAGCGCATATCTCAAAGCGCCAGTCATCATCTTCAGGTATCTCGAGTTGATAGCAGACCGAGCATTTAACGACTTTATTGAAGTCCTGTACTGCTTGAGCCTTCAATAAGGCTTGGGACATAAGAAGTTTGGAATAAGTTGGGTCATCTACCGACATCGGTACAAGGTTATGAAACCTACCAACATTGAAGTATTGGCATTGACCGCAAGCAACATGGTGGCAAACTTCTGTATCTGTTCCATTAACTTGAATAAGGTTATTGGAACTTTCATACAGATTAGATATTTTTCTGCACTCGTTACAAGTACCGACACCGACATTGGTGAACTTGATTAAGTCGGTGGCTTCCATAGCCATAGCCAGCAACTCGGTTTCTTCCGTGTTAGGCACTTTGCTCTCCCTCTGTACGATTATCGTACGCTTTGCTCTTATTGTTTTGCTTGTCGTCTAAGTATCTTGCGTGAACCATTTGTAAAGCCCACATAGGTGTGAAGTCCACTAGAGTAGCCATAGCATATTCTAGGCTTACTCCGTCACGAAGCATGAGTTGGACTTGTAGCCACTTTGCATTACTGCTTGCCATTAGAAACGACCTTCCACGAGTAAGCCGTCAATTACATCTATGGCTTGCTGAATGGCGTCAATGTCCTTCTGCTTAGTCAGGGAACTTTGAGCCTTGTACAATTTGCTGATTAGCATCTCCATTTGCTTGGAAGTGTATCCCAACATAGTTACTCACACTCCGCGCAACCACAATGCTCATAAAAGTGTTGCAGTTCGTAATATGCTTTGCGCCATTCGTTACGAGAACGAGTGATGCGAGCGTTAGCCACGCTAGTGGTAACGATAAGTGCTAGGGATACAGATAGCGCGATGATAACTGCGAACATATCCCATGTGGATAGGTACATTATTTCTCCTTTGATATCGTACGATAATCGTACGGCAAGCAGACAGATTTCTACTCACTATGCTAGTTTAGTGGATACCGCTTCTTAAGTCAAACCCATAACGGCTCATTACGGCTTGCGAAGCCAACACAAACTTTGCTCAATTCGGTGTTGTCTAGGTTAGATACCAGCCCCTATCGGTAGAACGGCTCGCGATGGCGAACGAAGCCAACACAAACTTTTTTTTCTTTTTTGCGCCTGATGAGCGCGACACGCCCGAGCGCGTGGTATCGGATCGCGGGCTGTACGATAAATCGTACGCGGGCATAAAAAAAGCCCCCACCCGAAAATATCGGGCAGGGGCTTTGCGCTTAGACTTTAAGCGACTTTCTGAGATGGGTGCTTTCTCTTATTGAAAGAAATCGCGCGGGCAAGCATCTCCGCGAATTTCTGCGCTTGAGCCATGTCGGTAATATCGTGCTTGTCCAAATCTTTCCAAAGTCCCATCGCCAGCGAAATAACCGCATCGGCGGTAACCGCTTCAGGCTTGGCAGACTTTCTGCCAGCGTTTACGCGCTCACCTTGACTTGGAATGGAATTTGCGAATTGTGCGAAACTTTCCGCGCTTTCTAACTTCTGCGCAAATTCTTTCTTAAATGCGCGCTTGCCTTGAATGGTTACATTCAAAACATCTTTCAAGGTTTTATTTTCGCCACCCTTTAGAGCGCGAACCTTTGAAGCGGTAACGAAGTATTGCGAAGTGCTTGGCTTGATAGTTGGCAAAGTACCCTTTAATTGTGCAACTTCAATAGTTGCCTTTAGACCGCGAACCGAAATTGAACCAGCGTTTAGCATAGATACTGCGCGCTCAAATACTTTCAATTCTGCATCTAAATTTACGATGCTTTCAAAATCTTGGCGAAGTCCCTCGTTAATTGCATCTAGAGATGAAACCGCCTTTGTTGCCTTTGTCTTTGTAGTCATGTTTTTCCTTTGTTTTCCGCCTGTACGATTATCGTACGGGCTAGGGCAGACTTTCCACCCATGAGAAAATTTTCCCATATCCGCCCCCTTAAGTCAAATACCTAAAGCCCTGCGCCTATCGGCGCGCCCGCCCCCCACCCCTTAGAAATGTTGCGTAATTCCCCCCCAAATTCTGATCCTCTTAAAGCTTTGAAGCGGTAAAAAATTGCAGAGTTACCGCGTAAAAAATGCAGGTTTTCAATTACTAAAAAATAGCCAGTTTTCGGGTTTTTAAAATGTTGCGTAAATAGCCCCAAGCCCCCAAAGGTCGGGCAGATAGTCCCCCGACACAAACCATTTATTAACCGAGAGCCTCGGTATTTAACCGAACAAATGTTCGGAAAAATCGCCCTCGCTTCGCTCGGGAAAAAGATTTAATGCGCTTCGCGCTCTTTTTCAAGGATAACTTCGTGTCGCTAGCGCGACCCCAGTTTTTATAACGCCACGGGCGTAGGTAATACACTATCCGCTTATAATTTTTTGCTGGTATTTGGGGGGGCTAGATGTCCTATTTTGTCCTATTATGTAAGTGATTTACATCTCATTTTTAACTTACTGCGTTCACTTACTTCTGTTGAACGGGTTAGTATATATAGAGAGATACGAACGGAAGTCCCTAGTGAGTATCTCCCCTAGCGAGCCTTTGTGGCTCGCCCCGAAACGGGGGGTAGCGAGCGCGCTCTTGGTGAGCGCGAGCGGTAAGGGGGGGTTTTAATCGGGGATTTAAATTGGGGATTATTAGGAGACTTATATGGCGGCTGGTAAAGGCGCTGAACATCATAATGTGGCTAAACTTAAAGAGGCCAAGGATAAGGTTCTTAAGTTTGTAGCCCAGGGACTACCCCTACAGGATGCCCTGGCTAGAGCCGAGCGCAAGCAAGACGTCATGAAGGATTGGCGCAAGGACGAGAAGTTCATGGCCGCCTTGGATAAGGCTAAGGCTGAGGGCGAGAAGATACTTGCCACCACCACAGGAGATGCCAAGTACAAGATTGGCTTCGAGCAGTTCTCTGAAGAGTTCCTAGGTTCACCCATCTTTCCCCATCACAGGTCTTGGATTGATATCCTGGAGGGACGGGAACCATCGTACCTTCACCCAGCGATGACTTATGAACCTGCCAGCCCTAGACGCTTGCTGGTTAACGTGCCACCTGAGCATGCTAAGTCCACAGTCATCACGGTGAACTACTGTGTCTATCGAATTGCGATGGACCCGAATGTTAAGATTACAATTGTCTCCAAGACTCAGGAACGCGCCAAGGAGTATCTCTACTCCATAAAGCAGCGACTAAGCCATGAGCGATGGGCTAAGATGCAATCGGTCTACGGGCCTGCTGGAGGATGGAAAGAAGATGCGGACACTTGGAAGGCTGACCGCATTTATATTGCTCGTGACTCTACCGAAAAAGACCCTACTGTACAGGCTCTGGGAATTGGTGGCCAAATTACTGGCGCACGTTCTAACCTCATTATTCTGGACGACGTGGTTACGACGTCAAACGCGCACGAATGGGAGAAGCAACTCCTCTGGCTCCAACGAGATGTAATTACCCGTCTGGGTGACCATGGTAAGTTGCTAGTTATCGGAACGCGTATCGCGCCCAATGACCTATACCGAGAGATTAGAAATGGCGACCATTGGACTAGCGGCAAGACTCCGTTTACATATATGGCCATGCCTGCGGCGCTTGAGACGTACGATAACCCAGAGAAGTGGGTTACGCTTTGGCCGAAGTCCCATATCCCATGGGAAGGTGCGGACGAGAATATCCAGCCAGATGAGAATGGTCTCTATCCAAAATGGGACGGCCCTGCATTGTTCCGCAGAAGAAGCGAAGTCAGCGCGTCTGCATGGGCGCTTGTCTACCAACAGCAAGATGTTCAAGAAGATTCTATATTTGCCCCTGCGTGTGTACAGGGTTCAATTAATGGCATGCGGAAGCGAGGACCATTAAAGCCTGGGGCTGCTGGACATCCCAAGGTACAAGGCAACTGGTATACAGTTATGGGCCTTGACCCTGCGATGAGTGGTAATACGGCTGCAGTTGTAATGACTGTAGACCGCAAAACCAAAATGCGCTACATCCTAGATGTGGAAAACATGTCTGACCCTACACCGCAGAAGATTCAAAACCTAATCGAATCTTGGGTGACTAAGTACCGACCAAATGAGTTAAGAATTGAAATTAACGCTCATCAAAAAGCCTACGCGCTAGATGAGGAACTCAGAACGTACTTAGCCTCTCAGGGCGTAAGATTCTCAAGCCAGTTTACTGGTAAGAATAAATGGGATACTGGGTTCGGTGTTGCAGCCATGTCTGGTCTATTTGGGACTATGCGTGGCAACGTACACCAGAATGATAACCTGATAGAGATTCCTTCGCAAGAAGGTTCTGAAGGTATCAAATCCCTTATACAGCAGTTGATTACTTGGAAGCCTGATACTAAGGGCAAGACCGACTGCGTGATGGCGTTATGGTTCTGTGAACTAAGAGCGCGTGAAGTTATCGGAGTTAACAAGTTAGGTCAGACCCACGCTTACAATAAGTGGGCTACAAGACGGCAGTTGGAAAATCGTTTCATAGTCAATATGAGCGATTTGGAATATGCTGGAGACGAATAGGAAAGTAATGGCAGATATCAAGGTAATCGCTCGTCGCGTTGAGGCGATGAAATCTCGCTCTAACGAGCGCGATGCTAATATGCAGCGCATCCTTTCCGTGCGTAAGGGCGAACTAACAAGCATCTTCCCAGACTTGTTCCCTGAAGGCATGAATGCGCCTATGGTAGCAAACTTCATTGACGTTGCTGCTCGCGACCTTGCAGAAGTACTTGCACCACTACCTTCGATTAACTGCTCTACAACTAACGTAAACTCAGAGCGTGCCAAGGTATTTGCTGATAAGCGTGGCATGATTGCCAATAACTATGCTTACCAGTCTAAGTTACAGACCCAGATGTACCCTGGCTCAGACCAGTACTTCACCTATGGCTTCTTGCCATTTGTGGTAGAGGCAGATTGGGAAACACAGTCTCCACGTATCCGTGTCGAAGACCCGATTGGTTCTTACTATGAGAAAGACCGCTTTGGTCGCCTTGTAGCATATGCAAAGCAATACAAGAAAACTTTAAATGAATTATTAAACGAATACCCAGAGGCTGCTGGTGCGTTGATGAATGCACACAACAATACCTCAGATGGCAATATGGATGTTGAAGTTGTTCGTTACATGGATAAGAACAATATCGTTTTGTTCGTTCCACATAAGAGCAACATCGTTCTATCATCTGTTAAGAACCCAATGGGTAAAATTACAGTACGAATTGCGGAGCGTCCATCTCTTGATGGTAAGCCTCGCGGACAATTTGACGATGTAATCTACGTACAGTTAGCACGCGCTCGCTTTGCTAACCTAGCGATGGAGGCTGCTGAAAAAGCAATTCAGGCTCCAATCGTTGTGCCAGATGATGTTCTTGATATGCCTATTGGCCCAGATGCCATTATCAAGACTCAAAATCCTGCAGGTGTTGGGCGTGTCCGTTTGGACATTCCTAATGCTGCCTTTCAAGAGCAAGCAGCACTCCAATCTGAACTACGTACTGGTGCGCGTTATCCTGAAGGCAGAACTGGAACCATTGACGCAAGTATCATTACTGGTCAAGGTGTCCAAGCATTACTCGGTGCTTTTGATTCACAAATCAAAGCAGGTCAGACAATCCTTGCTGACGCACTTGAAGAAGTACTCGGGTTATGTTTTGAAATGGATGAAGTCCTTTTCAACAAGGAGAAGAGCGTCAGAGGTTTTGCACAAGGAACTCCGTACGAATTGAAGTACTTGCCAAGCAAGGATATTAAGGGCGACTACTCTGTAGAAGTCCGATATGGCTTGATGGCTGGATTAGACCCTTCACGCGCCCTGATTTTCTCTCTTCAAGCACTAGGTGCAAATCTAGTATCTAAGGATTTCATTCGCCGTGAACTTCCATGGAGTTTGAATACATCTGCGGAAGAACAACGTATCGAAATTGAAAAGATGCGCGAGAACCTATCTGCTGCAATCACCGCGAGCGCGCAGGCAATCCCTGCTATGGCTGCTCAAGGTGCTGACCCATCTAAGATTATTCAGAGCATTGCAGAAATCATTGATAGACGACGTAAAGGGGAAAGCATCGAAGATGCTGCCCTGGCTGTATTTCAGCCTGCAGAGCAGGTTGCACCAGCACAGGCGCAGTCAGGAGCGGTTCCACCAGGAATGACGGCCCCAGTTGAGCAAGCGCCCCAGTCCCCAGCCGCTCCTGGACAAGCCCCTGGTGGAACTCCTCCCTTACCACAGGACTTAGCAGGATTACTAGCAGGATTATCAGGCCAGTAATATAAAAATTTGAGGGGACGATGACTACTCTTGTTGGTATACAAGGCGAAGGTTGGTCAGTAATAGGAGCGGATAGACGTTCTACTGATGATGCTGGCAGACCGATTCTAATGGAAACAAGTAAAATCATTGAGAACAATGGTTTACTTATTGCAGGTAGCGGCGCAGGCCGAGGAAGTAATTTACTTCAATTCGGATGGAAAGCACCTAAGCCAACTGCAAATCAAAATTTGGATACTTTTGTAACTCAAAAGTTTATCCCAGAAATGCGTAAATTATTTGTAGACGCAGGCTATGATATGAAGGAAGATGGCGATGCTGCTGCACATGATTCGCAATTTCTTATCTCAGTTCGTGGAGTCATTTATCCCATCTTTGAAGATTATTCTTGGGATAGAGATAAAAGAGGAGTTTACTACTCAGGAAGCGGAGGGCATGTTGCCCTTGGTGCGCTGGAAGCGTTAGGTGTCGACGAGGTAAAGACACCAGAAGAAGCAGTACGAATAATCGAAACTGCACTCAACATTGCAATCAAATGGGATATATTTACTAATGGCCCAGTTGATGTAAAGATTCAGAAAGCGAAGTAAAATGGCTGATAATGTTGCACCTATTGCGATGCCTGCTGGCATGTCTAATCGTACCGATAAGGGATTGGTTCAGAGAGTGCAAAAAGTACAACGTGATGCCAAGTTAAATCGTGCTGCAGGTGGAGCATACAACGAGCGTAACACAGTTAATTCACTTGTTACCGAAGGTGGTATGCCTACAACTGGTTCTGCTGTATCAGTCAATGCTCCACTTCCTCCTCCACCACCACCAATACCTGCATCTGCAATCCCATCAGTAAATGTTTTTGCAGAAGGTAATGCTGATACTGTTCCATACTCAGAAGGTTCTCCTTTTGGCCCAGGAAAAACATCAACAAATATTCCTATGGTGGAAGCACCAGATATGGGTTCTGCTCTTGCTCGCGCTCTGCTAGCACAGAATCCTACTAATCCACAATTAGTTGCAATTGTACAGGCATATAACGAAGCAGGTATGTAGTGGCTAGTCCGACATTAAATCCTGCGGTTGCCAAGTACTATACTGAACAAAATCGCCGTGACTTCATGGCTAATGCAGTTCAGATAGCACAAGCAAACCTTTCACCTGATAAGTTATCTAACTTTAATCAGATTACATCTAAGTACCCTAACCTAAGCAAAGATGTTGTTATGGCTATGGTACAAGCAAACATGAATGCTAATACCCCTGGTATTGCAAAAATTGCTTCACTAGATGGTGTCCAACAGTTAAAGAACGACATGCTTAATGTTGATAAACTAAAGACACAGGTTAAAGCAGATAAGAGTTTATTGGGTAGCATTGGCGATGCTTTTCGCACTGTTGTTTATGACCCATTCAAGGGTGTAACTCGTTATGGATTTGCTGCACTTCGTGCGCCTTATGACTACGCAACTGTAATTACACGTGATATTACAGCAACACTTTCAGGTGAACAAGGTGCTGGATTACAGTTCATAAAAGACTTAACTCAGTTTGGTGGAAAAGCAACCACTTTTGGTTCTTTGATTTCACAGAATCCATTCAAGGTTAATGCTGGTTCAGGTTTCTTCGTATCACCAGAGTCTAAAGTTGGCAAAGACCAAGCCAAGGCTATGGCTGCTTATGGAAAGATTAATGGTGATTCATTCACTATTGGTCGTTTTGCTGCTAAACAACTAGCAGAAGGCCCAGATACTACTGCGTATCGTATTACATCAGGTTTAATTGACGCAAGTCTTAATATTGCACTTGACCCATCTACTTGGTTTGGTGCTGGTTCTGTTACCAAAGTACTTGGTAGAGGTAAAGAATTAGCAGAAGTAAAGCAGATTGCAAAGCCATTTGCACAAAATGCTGCTGAAGAAACTACTTTGGCTGATGTTAAGTATGTTAAAGAAGCAGATAAGGCTCTCAAGAACCTACCTGGAACACGTACTGCTAACAAGTATCTTAAGAAAGAAAAAGAATTCAACGAGTTAAAACTTGCTCGTGATACTCAACTTGCTAAAGGCATGCAGAAAGTGCTTGCAAGTACAGAGGATTTGTACAAAAACTTTGAAGCAGATGCTGTTGCTAAGAAAACATTATCTGGTGATGCAGTTTCACAATGGTTAGTCACCAATCCTAAGACATTTACTGGTGAATTGACTGCTGCAATGGATAAGTTGTCTGCAGATATGAAGAATACAGGCAACTTCTTTGAAGGATTCATCATTCTTGATGAAGTTCCTGAGGCTGGCAAGGTTTCAGTAGGCGCACATGACCTAGATGAGTTCTTTGTTACCAAGGTTGGCACTAAGAAGTACCAACTTGTTGACCTTGCAGATGATTTTAGTAAGGCTACACCTAAGCAAAAGCAAGCAGAAGCGTCAAGACGCGCGATGTTATTTGATGCTCTTGATAATGAGGCTTCCAACTTTGATAATGCACCAGAAGTTCGTCAGATTTTGGATGAAATATCGAGGACAATAAAAGGCGATACCATCGACGCAGGTGGGCCTGTTGGGGCGCTTTATTTTTCTGAAAGCGTGGAGAGCCTAGGTCAGATTATTGGCCGTGTTGCTGCTTATAAGAACCCTGCAGTAATGGATAAGTTCTCAGATATGGTTCAATCTATCTGGAAAGCAGATGGTTACAACAATGTTCGCTCTATCTATGGTGAACTTGGTGGCGTAGTAATTACCAATGTTAAGAAGGGTCTTGCTGCAACCCAAGCAGAGATTGCTGGTGCTGCATCAGAGATTGTTAGCCCATCTGACCTTGGCCCAAATGTTGCTAAATTACTTAATTCTATCAAGACTAAAGATGATGCTATTGCGGTTGCGCAAAAGAAACTTGATGAAGCAAAGAAGAAGGCTGACGAAACATCTCGTCAGGTAAAAGACATTCGTCTATTCCGTGACTTTGCAAACCAAGACCCAGATATTTTGAAGTCTATTGCAAATAATCCTGAATACAAAGATTTTGCAAAGGCAATTGATTTACAGATTGGTGTTGCTGCAGGTGGAGATAACCTACTTAAAGAGTGGTATCGTTATCAGGCTGGCTTAACAGATTCATTCCGTGGTGAAGTATCTGGCCAACTAAACAAGGCTATGGAATTCTTATTGGGCCGTCGTTTTCAAGAAATTGCAGAAATTGTTGCAAAGGAAACCGATGCTGCTAGAGTGCATCGTCTATTTGGTAAGAAACTAACTGCGGAACTTGTTGTTGCATTGACTGCTGCTAAATCAGCAGACGATGTTATGCGTGTGTTCTTGGAACATTTAGGTTCAGCAACTACTGACCCTTCTATCTTTAAGTCTGCAACACTTCGTGGCGAATCAGCACGTGCCGCCATGAACCCGATGGCACGACTTATTGACCCAGTAAGTCTTATTCCTTTGAAGTATGCTGAAAGAATTGACCGCCAATTCAGTCGTTTCTTTGTTCGTTCTAAGGCTCTACACCTTAGCGATACAACTGCTTTGATGAATGGTGTTGAAAACTGGATTACATCTGCTGGTTTACAGGGTGCTTCTCTGCTCGGTAAGGCAACAACTGAGAATCTAATTGACGATATCAATCGTAAGTTGATGGCTGCTGGAACTAATCAAGAACGTGCTGCAATTATCGAGAACTCAATGACTGATATTGTTGAGAAATTAGCAACACGCGTTGGCATGGATGCTGATGCAAAGGCTGCTATTGCTCGTATTGTAAAGACAGATGGTAAGGTAAAGAACGAGATTACTGCTTACTCAGTAGGCAAACTCGTAGATAATTCTGTTCCTGAAATCGTGAATGCAGGTGGAGATATAGTCCCACTTCCAGGTGCTATGCACGAATATCAGTTATTGAACGATATTATCCATTTCCCAGACTCAAAAGAAGTATTAAAGACTCTTAATAACTATACCAAGAATGCTCTAGTGAGCAAAGCAAAGGCTGGAAAAATCTTTGCTGAGGAACTTGGCGATGTATGGCGTACTGCACAGTTAGTATTCCGTTATTCATACATCCTACGTAACATCGCAGAGATGCAGATGCGTCAGTTCTTCTCTGGTCATGCAAGCCTTATTAGTCATCCATTCCAGTTTATCTCAATGGTTATGGCCGATTCATCACACGGATTACGTGGTAAGTTTGCAACTCGTGTAGCAAAGTATCGTTTTGATGCTGTAGGAAACAACTTTAAGAATACAGATGCTGAAGCCGAAGCGCTAGAAGCAATCATGGAATACCGTGTATTCGCACATCGTGGTGAATCTGTATCTAACTACATGCAGAATCGTAATGCTGAGGTATTTAAGACCCACCGCGTTGCTACATCTACAGACCCAGATTTCATCGAAGGTCTTGGATATACTGTAAATCGTTGGGCTACAGATAGATTTGACCGCGAGATTGCCTTGCTTCTTAGCACTAATGCTGATAATGCTGCTAAGTCTAAGTTTGTAGATGATTTGGCAAAGGATTTTGATAATCCAAACAACCCACTTCGTCAGTATCTACAGGGTGTTTACAAGAAGAACGAAGGCATGTTGCGTCTATTCTTGAAGGATGTTTCTTTAGGTGATGCAGGTATTGCTAAGGATAACTTAAATCTACCTAACATCTATCGTTTCTTCTTTGATGAGGCACAAGAACACAGCCTTGCAAGCCAGATTCGTGCAGTTGCAGGGAATGGCCCTAAGTCACATCTGATATTAGATATGATTGCTAAGGGTGAAACTAAGTTTACATCTAATGGTAAAGATGTTATCATCAAAGTGCCATATGCCTTCTCTAAGGGTAAGAGCATACAAGAGATGGTTGGATTGGAACGCGATTTCAAGAAAACCTTAGAAGCACACTTCTCTCCAGAAGATTTAATTGGTTCTCGTGTACTTGTTGCTCGTAAAGGTGCAGTAACTGGCCCAGCACCAAAGGTATTAACCGAGTATGTAGATAAGTTCTTCGAGTATGCTGCTCGTAAAGAATCAAAATACAACTTCGGGCCTGAATATCAAATGGCTTACTGGGACCACATCGGTAGATATATACCTATGTTGCGTACTGAAGAACTCGGTAAATTACAGAAGAATGCAGTTAAATCACTTGCACCTGTAACCGTAAATGGTAGACCAATCGGTAAGAAGCACCCAGTATTGAAGGTTCTTGAGAACGAAATGCGCGCTCGTCAAAAGGGTAAGCGTGATTTTGGTACTGCTAACCTAACAACAGTACATCAAATGGCTGCTCGTGAGGCTGCAAAATACACTCGTGAATTGTTCTATGATGCTGCTAATCAGCAACAATGGGCTAACGCATTACGTCTAGTGTTCCCGTTTGCCCAAGCACACGCTAATACAATGCGTATGTGGGGCAAGTTAATGTATAATAATAAATTACCAGCAATTCGATTTGGCAAGGCATACCAAGCATTAACTCAAAAAGATTCAAATGTTATATATGATGCTACAGGAATGACCTATGATGAGAATCAAGGCTTCTTGTATACCGATAACAATGGTGAAACACGCTTTAAGATTCCTTTGGCTGGTAACTTATTAGGTGCTTTAGCAGGTGGTGCTGGTGCATGGAATGCACTACAGATTACATCTCCTGTGCAGTCACTTAACCTTGCATTCGGCCAAGGAAACCCATTAGTACCTGGTATTGGCCCTGCAGCACAGATGGCTTTCGTAATGAGTGGTAAGTCAAATATGTTTGGCCCAACATACGAAGTATTCCGTGATATTGTTACACCATTCGGTGAGCCTACTGGTGTACAAGATATCATAGTACCATCTTGGTTGCGTAAATCAATTGCTTATGCACTTGGTGATAGCACAATGGTACAACGTGGTACAAAAGATTGGGCTTCATACTTAGCATCTACTGGTGATTATGGAGATAATCCATTAGCAAATGATGCTGAACGTACCCGTCTATTCCACGATGCTGAATCACTATCACGTGAAATTGGTTTTTTGTCTGCTTTATTCCAGAACATTTCTCCTGCTACACCTACAAATGAAGTGATAGCAAAGATTAAGTCACCTGAGAATAAGTTCAATTTCATGACATTGACTATGCTTTACGAAGCATGGAATCAGATATCCAAGGATTATCCTGGAGAATATGATAAGGCAGTATACAAGTTTGCTGAGACTTATGGTGCTAAGAACCTTCTTGCAATCATGGGTAAAAGCACAACTGCAGTAACTGGTACTGGAGATGCTTGGACATTCCTAAACAACAACCCAGAAGTGGCAGATAAGTATGGTCGTGAGCCTGGAGATGTTATTCCGTACTTCTTCCCTGGTGGAGAAGCATCGGTTAAGTACTACAACTGGCAACGCAAGACTGGCGCTCGTCAACCTTTGACCACAAAGGAACTAGCAAACTCTGCAGAAGAACTTATCTACTCTATGGAGAAGTCACAAATTGCAGAACAACAGATTGCATACGGATATAGCGATATTTGGTATACCGAGCAGATTGCTAAACTTGATAAGCGATTTGGTGCAAAGCCACCTTCAACTATCACAAGTGGTACAGCAGATGAGAAGATTGCTCGCGTAGGTCTTGCATTATCAGACCCTGCGTTCCAAGAGTCTCCAATCTATGCTGAAACCGTACAGTTCTATAACCAGTACGTTAAATTCCAAGACATGCTTAATCAGGCAAAGGTATCTAACTATGCCGACTTAGGTGGTAAAGGTGGATACGCTACATTGATGCGCGACGAATTGCTAGCACTAGCAGATAATTTAATGATGAGTAACCCTGCATTCTCTCGTATGTACTACGGAGTATTTGCAAGTAAGTTGAAAGGTTAATGATGGCAGACAAATACAGTTCGTATTATACTAAGAAAGCCGCAGAGACCAACGCTTATCAGGCTACTAACCAAGCACTTGTTGGAACTAATATTTATAGTCCTTCAAATCCTTTGGCTCAATCTTATCTTGGATATATCAATGCTACAGATGCTACTGCAAAAGCAATTGCTTGGCAGAATTTATATCGTGGTTTAGTATCATCAAATAATATGGCTCCACAAGGTTCTGCTTATCGCAATAACTTTGAATACCTACAAGCATTACTTCGCAAAACTGGTCTATCTAAAGGCAATACTCCACTTGGAGTACTAGACCCTAAGGGACGAGACCAAACAGGATTTAGCCAGGCTCTTCAGGCTGCTATTGGCATGAACTTGCCACTTAATGACTACTTAAGTCTTTTAGCAAGTAGTGGTGTTGGTGGTACTCCTGTAAAGCAGGTAGATACTACTACAAAGTACAACAAGCAGATAGCAAGTTCGCTTCAGTTAAAAGATGAAGCAGAAGCCCGCATGATGTTTGAGGATGCTCACTTCAAGGCTTTTGGTATGAACCCATCTGCTGCGCTATCTAAGTCATTTGGTGAAGCATGGAATGCTGAAGCAAAGAAGCAAGTTGCGCCTACAACTACTTCCTATGTAACAACTTACAATAAAGTTTACGATAAGACTAAGCCAATTATTGACCCTAAGACAAAGAAGCCTAAACTGGATGCTGATGGCAAGCCAATGTATCAACAGAAGTCAGTTAAAGGTGTTCTTCAATGGGAGCCAGTAACTAGACAGACAACTACTGCTAAGGGTGAAGGATTTACCGAAAAAGAACAAGATAAGTTCTTGGCTGAATACTTAGTATCTAACTTTCCAGATGCAGACTTTGATACCCAAACTGTTGGTGGTGCTGCAAGAAGTATTTACGATAGCATCGTTAGTTTGCACAAGAATAATTACTCATCTGTGCCAGATTTTGAATCAGTTGCTGGAACAATTAAGGCTATGCTATCAAGTACAGATGCAGCAGTATCTAAAGAAGTTTATGACCAGTATGCGCGTAAGATTCGTAGCAATGTAGGAACTCGGTTCATGGGACTTGCTGATTGGGTTGCTGAAGGTAATGATGCTTCAGAAAAGATTAATCCGTTGTTAAGCACAGCATCTCAGTTTTTAGAATCAGATGTTACTATTGACGATGATTTATCAAAGAGAATATTAAACTTTCAAGGTTCAGATGGTAAGTATCGTTTACCTAACGATTATGAATTAAATGAATTACTAAAGAACGATTCACGCTTTGCGAGAACATCTACAGCAAAGAACGAATCAGTTAATACTTTCCAGACACTAATGAATAGATTGAGGATTGGTTAATGGCTGAAGATAAACTAAAAACTTTTTTAACTAATGCCGATAAACGTCAAAAAGAGTTAGATGCTCTTTTAGCAAAAGCAAATGCTAATATTGCTGCATCTAAACCTAAAACCATTCAATCTATGACTAAAGAAGAGATTGATGCTGCTACTGCTAAAGTAGTTGCTGCTGGTGGTAAGTCAACCGATATAACAAATGTGCTTCCTGGAGAAACTAGGTCTCAAGCAAACGAGCGTATTACTACTGCTTATAAAGAGATGCTTGCAAAGCCTGTATTATCTGATGAGGCAAAAGCGGCTGGCGCAAAGGTTCAATTTGTTCGTACTTCTGCAGGTGGTCAAGGTGAATATACAGTAGTAGTTCCTATTGGTTATACTGGCCCACGTACTACAACTCAATGGACTGAAGGAATTATCCCTTCTACTGGTGTATATACAACTGGAACCACTCTTGGTGTTTACAGTACTGGTAAGGGAACTTATACCCAAGTAGGTAATATTACACCTATAACAATGGGGGCTGGTACTGGAGGAACTGGCGGTACAGGTGGTACTGGTGGTACAGGCGGTTCAAGTGGTACAGGCGGTTCAAGTGGTACAGGCGGTACTGGCGGTACGGGTGGCACAGGCGGTACAGGAGGTGCTGGAGGAACTGGCGGTACTGGTGGAACTGGAGGTACAAGCGATACTTCTACCCCAACTACAAATGTTGAAGTATTAAAATCATTACTTCGTGCTGCTGGTTATAATGCAAAATTAATTGATTCTTCTGCTACATATCTACAACAACTTCTTAAAGAAGGAATTGACTACGATAATGCTGTAGAAATATTCTTGAATAGCAAAGACTATACTCTTAAAAATGGTACAAAAATTACTTCTCCATTTTATACCGAATACGGTTATTTAAATGAGAATGCTCCTAGACCATTATCGTCAGCAGAACTTTATGGTTTTGTTGAAGGCACAAAAGAATTAGTTTCAAGATATAAATTAAATAATAGATTTGCTTCACCAGATGTTCTGAAAAAATATATTGCTAATAAAGTAACTGTTGAGGATTTAGAGAGCCGTGCTAATACAGCACGCTTAAAGGCTATCCAAGCAGACCCTGCTTATGTAGCAGGTTTAAGAAGCCTAGGGTTTATTGGTTCTGCTGCAGACCTTACAGATTTCTACATGGATGAGAATATCGGTAAGCAAACCCTTGAAGAAAATCAACGTATGGGTACTTTTGCTGCTGAGAATATTCGTCGTGCTAATGAAGGCATCATGTTTGGCGAGGCTCAAAAGGTACTTGCAAAGCAGTTGGCTGCAAGCACTCAACTTAGAAATCAAGATATAGAACAACTTGCTGCTGCTGGTTATGCAAATATTGCTGAAACATTACTACCTATGACTAAACTTGCTGGGATATACGAGCAAGGTTCTAATCTAACTCAGGAACAGATTCAATCAGAACTTGAAAAAGAAGAGTTTTTAGGTAATGCTTCTGAAAGACGTAAACGTCTGAAAGCACAAGAAATAGCATCTTATAAAGGTGAATCTGGTATTAGTCGTTATTCATTAAGTCAAGGTGGAGTAGCAGGACTTATATAAAAATCCCTACACGGACCCGTCGGCCCCGTGAGGCGTAGCAGACCGATAGTACAAGCCAATGTGAAACCCCGATTACATTGAGGTGTGCGATAAACAACAAACAAGATAAGGGAGACGTTACATGAGTAACAACCGCAATAATAACTGGGACTTCGATGACGAAGATGAGGATGATGAATTTCAACCTACTAACTTCGGTCAGGAAGAAGATTCGCCCCTAGTACGACAACTTCGCAAGCAACTAAAGGCTGAGAAGAAACGTGCTAAAGAACTTGAGAGTAATCTCACGAACTTAACGGCAGCCCAGAAAGAGCGGATTCTAAAGGATGTTCTCACATCCCGTGGTTTGAATCCAAAAATTGCACAGTATGTGCCTTCTGATGTTGAAACTTCACCAGATGCAATTAATGCTTGGCTCGACAGCAATGGCGATGTCTTTGGCATTAAAGCAAATGATAAGCCTTCAATTCCTGAAGGAGACATTGCTGCACTACAAAAGATGGATAAGACAATTACAGGAGCGGAGTCATCATCCTCCTCAGATAGCATGGAGATGCGTCTCGCAAGTGCTACATCTGAAGAAGAAATTTTGTCCATTCTAAGCGGTCAATAAACCGCACACTTCTAATCAGAAAGTAGGTACAAAGCCAAATGGCTGATGTATTTTCAACTACCACCTCTGGTTTAGGTACTAACCTCGTTACCCTTGCGTACGATAAACTTGTCGAACTCAACCTACGTAACACACCTCAGTTCCGTGCAATCGCGGACAAGAAGCCAGGTAGCCTAACCCACGATGGTTCTTCAATCCGTTTCCAGTTCCACACAGATATCGCTGATACCACAATTGCTGGTGCGACTCTCGCTGAAACTGTAGACCCAGATGCAGTAGCACTACCTGCTACTACTTACATTGACGTGGCTCAGTTGGAACTTGGCCGTGTAGTTCTTCCTACACGCAAGTTGTCATTGATGTCACTTGCTGATGTTGACCCATGGATTGCTAACGCAGTTTCATACAACATGGCTATGACTCTTGATGCTGGTGTTGCTGCTGTCCTAGACGCAGGAACAAACGTAATCCGTGAGTCTGCTGGTGCGCTTTCAACTTCTGCTGCAAAGACCACCATCACCACAACCGATACCATTAAGTCACGCGACATCCGTTACGCAGTAACCAAGTTGCGCGCAGGTAACGTAGTACCTAAGTCAGGTGCTTACTATGTTTCTTACATTCACCCAGAAGTTTCTTCTGACCTTCGTACAGAAACAGGCAACAACGTATGGCGTACGCCGCACGATTACCAGGCTGCTGGCCCACTTATGGCTGGCGAACTTGGCGCATGGGAAGGTGTTCGTTTCATCGAAACACCATCCATGACTAACTCACAATCAGGTTCTGGTGCAGGTGCAGCACAGGCACGCGTTTACAACACCTATGTTCTAGGTGCGCAAGCGCTTGCTGAGGCTGTCTGGAAGGAGCCAAAGATTGAGTTTGGTAACGTAGTAGACAAGTTGAACCGCTTCCGTCCTGTTGGATGGCACGGTATCTTGAACTGGGCTATCTACCGCCAGGCTGCGCTATATCGCATTGAGACTGCCGCTTCAGGCCGTCCAACTGTTTAATAGTCGTTAGACACATAGGGCTAGGGGAAACTCTAGCCTTATGGGTAAAACTGCTAGGAGAGGCAATATGGCATATTTTTTCACTACCCCTACAATAAGTGAGGGGCCAGCAGGAGAAGGGCCTCTATTCAGCCGTTACAGGCTTGTAAGGGGCATTACAGTCCTTAAAAACGACGGAGTATATACCGAAGTTCGCTTTCCGTCATCTGAGGAGGTGACTGAGGCAGATATCGCGTATATCGGGGGATACACTTACGAAGTTTCTGCAAATGAGAAGGCAGACCTCGAAGCGGCAGGGTATACTGTCGATACAGTATGAACTGTTCTCATTTAAGTAGGGTCAAAGAGTGGGGCTTTGATAAGAACCACGACTTCATAGCAACCCTTTGGGATTGCGTATATTGCGGAGAAGAATCTCCAGTTCCTTTCAAGGATGAAGAAATAATAATAAACCACGCAGAGTGTGGTGAAGATTGCTTTGGTTGCAAAGCCAAAGGATTACAACTTAATACTGGTGATGCTAGTTCCCAAAAAGTTATGAGTAATAAAAAATGGGATGGCGAATTAAATGAATATCGAAGAGCGCGTTCTCAAGGTATTCAACCAGCAGGGACAACTATGGCTGCGATACAAGAAGCCTATCGTGCATCTGAAACCATGGGTAAAGCCTATGATGCAGATGTAATGCCTCCTGCGCAATCAATCCAAAAAGAATCAGTCAGTTCACTAAAAGATGCAGGAGCAATATAATGCCAATGGTAAACGGAAAAAAGTTTCCTTACACAGCAAAGGGAAAGAAGGCTGCTAAAGCCTACGCTATGGGTGAGAAGATGGAATCTATGGCAGAAAAGAAAATGGAAATGAAAAAGGGCATGAAGAAGGCTGTTAAGAAAAAGGCTTCTATGCTAAAGAAGAAGGGTAAGTAATAATGGCTAAGAAGTCAAACTACCTAGACAATCTTCAAAAAGAATTATCTGATTACAAGCGTGCTAAGAACCGTGCTTCTGATGTTTCTTACAAGGCTACATATTACCCACCTAATGAAGTAGCAACTGGTGGCAAAGGCAGAGAATTTTATGCTAGCGGTACTGCTAAAGCAAACAGAAATGAAAAGTCCGCATTTGGCCAATTAGCAGGTGCATTACTACAAGGTCGTCGTTACGACAAAAAAGGCACTCAGATTAAGTCAAAGAAAAGTGGTAAGTAATGAAGAAGAAAGCACATCGTGGTTTCAAAGCAGTTCAGAAAGAAATATCCAAGAAACAAGGTATTTCGATGGAGCGTGCTGGTGCAATTCTCGCTGCTGGCGCTCGCAAGGCTTCCAAGAAAGCAGTTGCAGCCAACCCACGGTTGAAGCGCGTGACTGGAGTTAAAAAGGGTAAGTAATGGCATACACTAAACCAGGCTTAAGAGAACGTCTAAAGAATCAGATTATGGCTGGCTCAAAAGGTGGTAAGCCTGGTCAATGGTCTGCCCGTAAAGCCCAATTATTAGCACAGGCTTATAAAAAGTCTGGTGGTGGTTATTCGGGTGCTAAAACATCTGGACAAAAATCATTATCTAAATGGACTAAAGAGGACTGGGGAACTAAATCTGGTAAGCCTAGTACTCAAGGTTCTAAGGCAACTGGTGAAAGATATTTGCCTAAGAAGGCTCGTCAGGCTTTAACTAGCGAAGAGTATGCAAGAACTTCTGCAGCAAAACGTGCAGGTACACGTCAAGGCAAGCAGTTTGTAAAACAACCAAAATCAATAGCAAAGAAAACAGCAAAGTATAGGTAGTTATGTGCGAGCATGTTTATAAAGATATGCAAGCAACTATCTGTCCACTTTGTAGCAAACCTACTCATGAAACTGATTGGGAACAGATACATCGGTTACATAAAGAGTGGGTTGCTAGTGGTAAGACAGTACAACAGGGATGGTGGAGTATATGAAAGATTCACGTTTACAACGTGCAGGAGTTTCTGGTTACAACAAGCCTAAGCGTACTCCTAATCACCCAAAGAAGTCACACATCGTTGTGGCTAAAGAAGGAAGTCAAGTAAAGACGATTCGATTTGGGGAACAGGGCGCAAGCACGGCAGGTAAGCCGAAGGCTGGAGAATCAGAGCGTATGAAGATGAAGCGCAAGAGTTTC